TGCCACTTCACCCAGGAGGACTCTAGTAATCTGTTGATGATCATTATTACAAACAAATTGAAGAAAGGTTAACTCTTCAATCACTAAATTGAGAAGTGCAAGTGAAGGCTTGGCGAGCTGTTCACCCATCATTATACCACGTTGGGTGATAACGGTAGAACCATTCTCAAATGTTATTTCTCGAGGACCGATCATATTATATATGATCTGGGTATATCCATTGGTTAATTGGAGGTCGAGACCTCTCTCAAAACCTTTGAATAATGTTTCCACGACAACAAACAAAGAACTATTCGTGGCATTTTTAAGATCACTAGATAAAATCGGGTGATTACCACGTAAAAAGTTCTTCTTATTCTTTAAAAATTCTGCAGCACACCAAGCTTGATCTTGTTTGGTAAAACTAGACCATAAAGCTGGATGCTTTCCTAAATAAGCACACATCATATGTGCATAAGGAGCCTGCAAGATATTAACCCACCAGTGACTTAGAGTAACATGACGGGCTTTGTTTCCACACTCAGGAACAACAGCCGCTCTTAGAGGAATAGGCTTTCCAGTTGCAAGATGCTTCTGGAATGCTAACCAAGCAACAAACATAATTTGCTTGCCGATGATTTCATCAACTCCCCAAAAGGACCCTTGTCCCGTGAGGGTGTCTTCACGAACTGCGAAAAGTTTGTGTAGCTCAAGATCGGAGGTATTACCCTCTGATCTAAAAACGGTTTTCCATAATGGAATACCCTTAATTAGTTGTGCCACTCCCCAGGGAGTAGACAAAGTTTTGGTCATTGATGCTTCAATCTCTAATTCATCCCGAACAGCAGTGTACACTGCTGCGGCTTGACCACCATCTACAATAGTAAATGTAATCTCGCCTGAAGATGAAAGAGAAATGTGAGAATGCCCTCCTGTTTCAGAGGATTTATCCATTGCTCTACACCGTCGACCAAGGCTAGCTGCCGTTAAATTAACTAATTGAAGGAGGTTCTCACCTACCTCCATATTAGAGGAAACGACAGCCTTAAAAGACAGCTCCGCTCTAACCTGGGTCTCACGACCTAAGTAAGGCATCTGTCTTGTCGATGTCATATGCGCTACCAATTGGTAGTGAAAGTTGGTTAATCCACCGACTAATTCATTAGAACCACTTAAATACAGTACTTCTCTAATATGACGGAGTCTATTTAGTGGAGTAAAGATATTGTTGGTAGACAAGACAGGAAAAACTCCTATAGTCTTTGTCCGTGCAACAGTGTGATGGAACCAATTGGTCCACTCTTTCCAAAATCGCATGAGCTCAGATAAATCATGAGCACCGACTGAAAAGATCTTCAGAATTATTCTTCGGATGGATTCGGCGTCTCTACCGTGTACGATAAAGAAGTCGCATGATGATAGCCATAAGCTATCAACAAAACCATTAATAAAATCTTCAATCCGTAAGAAAGTAGTCCTTTTCTTACTTAAAAGAATGTTACAAGAATCAGGTGAAACCCTCATTTTAAGTAGCATCTTTTTAATTCTCATTTTCTGAGAAGAATCGAAGTAAGAATCAATATGATCCTTCCACTTCCTTTGACAGCTATTGGTACCATTGACCGATTTACTGACTAAGGATC